CATCATCATTAGAATTTTTTAGAAACAGACATCTTACATTCACACGGTCGAAAGAACTAGCCTTATCCAACATTGTCTTCTGACCCCAAAGAACGATTCCCTGACCCGGGAAATCCACAATCGGGTTAATGCCGTTTGTGTAAAGAGTATCCCTCTGGGTCTGGTTCGGGTTATAGGCTAACTTAATAACGTTTCTGATCTGTCCTCTGTTAAGGCCTGCGGAAGCCCACCAAGGTGCTAAATCCTGATTGGTTCTTGCTCTTAGTCCAGCAACATCACCAGCAACATTAAGCCATCTGTAGGTATCATTATAGCGGTCGTACTGGTACTTGTAGTTAGCAACTAATGACATTCTGTCAGTGTTGTAGTGTATGGCATTTCTGAACTTAACAATATTAGAAGTAGCCTCTGCTGAACGTCTGGAAACCGCCAGTATTCCAAGGTTATAGCTTTCCGTGTACTCGTAAGGTATTCCCATAAAGGCTATACAGTCTAACCGTTTCTGGGCTAAAGCCAGTGCAGAAGAACCATTATCCAACTCATTGGAGATAATGATATCAACATCAATAAGGTCTTTATCCTCAAAAACTTCATAAGCTGATAAGAGATCGTCTTTCTGAATTGGAGAATCCGAAGCGCACCATAAGGATAATGTATTCCCAATGTATTGTCCGTCAATATCCGCAACATAACAGTATGACTCTATATTTGGAACGTTAACATTTTTCCCGGTATGTTTCCATTTAATTTCACCGTTTTTATCAGTATAGCTAACGTATTCCTTAGCTTCAGCTAAAAAAGGTTTTGACGTATCGCACTTGACATAAACCAAGTTAGACGATCTGTTAATGACTTTCTCAATAAACATACTGTTATTGAAACTGTCTTTCTCGTCTGGGTCTAATGAGCAAAGGTAAGTTTCCTTGATCTCTTTGTTTACGGTATCGTAGATCACTACAGCAATCTGAGCAGTTCCAACCTTTGGAGCGTACTCAAAAAGGTTGTCAAACGGAATTCCCGGCTGGGCGTATCTCGTGCAATGAAAACCAACGTTATCCTTGTCGTTTGCAGCAAAGTCCATTGGAACAGCAATTGAGATCTGGTAGTAAGAACTGGCAACCCCAGGCGTTCTGGTAAAGAATTTCAGCTTAGACCCGTACTGACCGCCAACAGCATACGCAAAGGAATTCATACTGTCTTTATAGTCAAAGTCATCAGGATTCAGAATTTGCGGATTTGTGTTAAACAGCATTCCAGCATCTGATTTTGAAGGCTTAAGGGACTTAAAGGTTTTGTACGTCATTTCCCAAGTTTCGGGGTGATCTGGATCCGGATTAGGATCACGGCATTTTGTTTCTGATTCCCAAAGTCCGCTTTTATTTAAACTCTTATGCAACGCAACTGGAGCAGAAACAAACTGGTATTTGGTCTGTGATCCCTCATCAGAACCTAAGGACGCATACCTTACGCTGGTTTGCTTAAAGGTTATCATTGGAAGTGTAACACCGTCTGAGTCAGCAGGGACAGTGATATGGTTTGCAAACTCTCCTTCTTCACTGTAGGCCAGTGCTTCACAAGAACCGTTATGATGTTCTTTAAGAATTGTTAATGTGCAATTACCACGACCATCTTCACTATACCAGGTTCTGATATCTTCAACTGTCGGTTTGCCATCAACTTGAAGTTCCTGATAGCCTTTAGGCGGAAGGTCAAGATCTCTGTCTAGCTTAAGGGCAGTTACAGTTATTCCTGTAGGCAAAACAGCCGTTCCAACGTCAACAACCAAGTATCTTAAAGAGTATTCCTTGGAAATTGCCGCCTGCGGATTGTTCCTATAGGTGAATACAATTACATCACCCTCTTTTACCCCGTCAAAAATTACGTCTAAAATTACCTTTTCATCATTGGAACCGCCACCATATCCGAAGTTACCATAGCTGACAGTGCCGTAACCGTCCTGAGAACTTAACGCCAGAAAATTAACCTTGGTAAAGATTGGAAAGCCGTTCAGGTTGCAAGCCCGTGAAACTAACAGCCTGTTTCCGTACTGTAAAAAGTTATAGCACTGGTACCAGTCATTGTAATTATCGTTTGTAGGCAATCCGTAAAACTCAATCAGGTCATCTACAGATGTTATCTCAGTGTATTTTTCAACTGGGCCTTTAGTGAAATCGCCCCCGAAAACCGTGGTTGATGAAGACACGGTGGGTACAATTTCACTGGCGTCAACCTCAGTAACATAAACGCCAGGTGAAACCATTTCAACCATAAAAATCTCCTTTTTATCCCTATTTATACTTTGTCTGAAAATTTTTAAAGGCTTTGAATGCGTTCTGATGAATTTCAATAGGCCTTAATGTTTAAATACAAATTTTGTAAAATGCAAAAAAGATAAATACAGAAAAGTTTTCAAAAATTCTAAAAGGAAAATCAAAATGGGATTTTTAACAGAAAAGGTAAAGTCATTTTTCAAACCGCATAAGGTTAAGAAAATGTCATCAACAGTTAATCCGAGAAACGTCTTAAATAACCTCTCGGACGAAAACGGGTCTCTAAGACTTACAGACTTCTTTGATTATCAGGAAGAAAACCTGATAGCCCCGTTTGCGGATATGACTCAGGAGGAACTGGTTCTCCGTCAGATGACCAAGATCCGGAATTACCGTTCCTGTGCTATGCAGCCTGAAGTCTCCAATGCTATTGACATCATTACTAATGAGATAATTTTCGCTTATGAAGGTTTTCCCTTAAAGTTAAATGTTAACATCGATAACGAAGCATTAGTTAACGCTATGCAGAAAGCCTTCGATAAGATAGTCACTTTAGGCAACTTTGACAAAAACCTTTTCGAGGTGGTAAAGAAGGCATACATAGACGGTCAGCTTATTATCCATTGTCAGTATGACAAAAACACCAAGAAAGGCATTCAGAAACTTAGACAGATTGAACCCTGCGGGTTGTACTTTGACTATCAGGAAAAGGTCTGGAAATACATCGAGAACTCTCCTAATGCCATTTACTTTAACCAGATGGAAAACGAAGTATATTCCCCTGAAGAGATCGTCCGTATGGACTTTGGATTATACGAAGAGAATTTCCTTTGCCTTTCATACTTGGAATACAGTTTGAAACTCGCTAATATGCTTAAGTCCCTCGAAGACCTCCTGATACCGTTAAGGTTCTCCAGGTCAGTTTCAAGACGTGTTTTTAACGTGGACGTAGGTAAGTTACCGCCGAAACGTGCTGAAGAGTATATGAAAAAGGTTCAGGAAAAATTCAAATACAAGAAGTTCTACAACAACGAAACTGGTGAAATCTCAAACCAACAGCATATCACGTCAATGGTTGAAGACTATTGGTTCTCCAACAGAGGCGGCGATAAAGGCGTTGAAGTAACCACGTTAGATGAATCTGATAACTTAGGTGAGATAACGGATATCCTGTATCTTAACAGGAAACTTTACAGGTCTATGCACATTCCAATGTCACACTTAAGCATAGACGAAGATGCGGATCACACTTTTTCAATTGATACTACAGATACCACTCAGGAAGATTTACAGTTTATGTGCTTTATCTCCAGGTTAAGAAAAGTGTATGCCCAATTGTTTAAAGACCTCTTGAAGCGTGAAGTAATCAGTACTGGGATAATGAAAGAACAGGAGTGGGATCAGTACAACACCGCTATTTCAGTAGAATTTACTAATGAAAACCTCTTTATTGAGAAAATGAAAATCCAGCTTTTGAGCGATAAGATCGAGTCTTGGGATTCTATCAAGGAAATCGGCGGTACTGTAATGCCGTTCAAGGAATTGATGAAACGTACCTTTGGTCTGACCGAGAACCAAGTTCAGGAATACCTTGATGAAATTGAAGACGAGAAGAAGTCCGGTAAGTTTAATATCTTCTATGAACTCGCTGATATTGAGTTAGGCGTTGAAGCTGGAACCGCTGGTATGACGGACGCTGAAGGCAATCCGATGACGGTTCAGGACGTGGCCGCTAAGGTTTACACTGACCCTGAAGACTTTGAAGAGAACCCTTGGCCTGAAGGTGAATACAACGATGAAAATCCTGAGAACCCTGAGTCCCAAGAAACTCAGGAACAGCCTCAAGAGCAACCCCAGCAGGGCATTCAGGGTGTTGGAGGGTTTGACATTACCAAGGATTACAACCAACCGGAAAACCCTGAAGACGAAGAGAATGCCAAGCTGCAAAAGTACCTTAGTCAATTCGACTAAGTGGCCTTAGTCAGTTTGACTAAACTTAAATAATATACATACCTAAAATGTAGTTAATAGTGTATGTATATTGTTAAAAAGACTTTGAAAACCTTTAAAAAGGACTCAAAATGGCAATAAACCTGAACTTTACGCATAAGGCAGAATACGGGCTGCATAACAACCTCATTGCTGAAGCAATCAGCATTTACGGTGTGGCCTGCAAGCTGATTATAACTCTTAAGCAGAACATAGACTTCACCGTATTTGGAGATTGGTCTAATGTTAAGACTAATGGCACTAACATTTTTGACATTTACGTACTCCCGTCTGACCAAAGCGATTTGGAACGGAATGAGTACCAATTCTCGGATTTTGGTCTGAATTACCTTTACTCAAATGAAGTGTTCATTAGTTCTAAAGACTTAGCTAAATTGGGTCTGAACTTAGAGGCTCTTTACAGTGCATTATTAGTCTTTCCAAGTAACCAAGTAATGGAAGTAACAGACGTGGATTTCAAGGTTCCTGGGGTCAACAATCTCTGGGCATTTACAGACCTTAAGTCTGTGATCAAACTGACTCTGAACTCTTATCAGTTTAAACTGCACGATGAGATCGAAGATAAGGATACAATAAACACCTTGGAGAACACTGGGGATTCCCCTGAAGAGATCGAAGAGTCTATTGAAGAGCAAAAGGAAAATTACCAAGTTCTGGACAACTACTTTGAAACGCTTTTGAATGTGAAGAATACTCAGGATATAGATTCGGAGGTTTTGGATTGCACCGTTGCTGTTTCCCAAAAGTCCGGAATTCCAGATACGGATAAAGCGGATTACAAGCCTATAGTAGAAACCAAGGAGAAAGACCCGTTTGGGTGGTAATTTGAAAAACTGCTTGGAGCAGTATTGTGTTTCTTTATAGAGATCTAAGACTAAAACATTCAGATAGCTTTTTTGCAACGCAAAAACTATTTGGAATAAAAAGAAAGCCTGTAGAGATACAGGCTTTAGAATGATTTAAGCACCTCTGACGTTGGGTTCGTCTGTATGTAGACTAAGATGATATTTCTTTTCCCAATACTGTAAGAGGTTTCTTGTTAGAGTATGGAGTTTGTCATTGGTGTTATAGAACTGTCCATCTCCTTTCCTCCAGAAATCCCAATCATCAATTCCCTGATTCTGCAATGACTTGTCAAAGGCTCTTTTGAACGGGTTTAAAGAAACCCAAGCATAGAAGTTTTTCCTCTTAGAGGTGGAATTTTCTTTCCAATCATTCCAAGCCTCTTCAATGTACTTCTCAAGGTTCTTTACATTTATAACCTTTTCAATTTGTTCGGCATAGTATTCAACGAAATCGTTTTTGCCTTCGGTAATAAAGTTTTTGAATTTCATAGTTTCTCCTTTTTCTCTATTTATCTTTAAGTTCAAAAATCCGGATATTTCAAAAACCTACTTACCTAGTAGGTAATAGGCTTTCAAAGGTCTTTTGCTCTACAAAAGGAACTGCTTGGTTTACAAAATTTTTGAGTTTTCTTATATAGAAACATTTAGACGTTTTGAAAGGTTCAGCAAAAGGTCTTTTTGCAACGCAAAAAGATCTGCTTGGAATACAAATTTTTTGAGTTTTCTTATATAAGAAACATTTAGAAATTCTCAAAAGTCTGCTCCAAGCAGTTCTTAATAATTACCACGTAAGATTTTCAAGGTTTTTCTTAGCCGTGAACTCCCGAAAGGTTTCCCGTTTCTCTGGCAGGAATTTCTCTATATCAATCTTTTCGGCGTTTTTGTACTTCTCTCTTAGTTCAGAAGCACTCAGTTTCTTATCTGCGTATTCACCATCTATAAGGTACATTCCATAGTTATTAACCCCGGGTTTAGGC